CGGTTTCCGGACCTCCCTCCTCCAACTAAAGGACCTATCATGAATACTGATCTTCTTCGTAGTTTTACTATCGAGAAAATCCTTGTTCTAGATCGTCGGCTGCTTAGCCTCGATCCTATGTACAAGTTCAATGATCTGTCTGTCGATGCGCTCAATCAGCTATCAACGGAAGATCTTCATCAGATCTCCAATGACTTGCTTGATTTGGTGCGAATCGTATCAGCTGGTGGAAGGAGATAAGATGAGAGATCCTATACCTTGGGACCGTCCTCGCTTGCTAGTATTACTCGCAAGCCAGTACGCCTTTATGGGTGCGACTTTTGGAGAGATCCATAAGTCCGCCCTGGCATTGGATGTTAGCAATATGCCCATTCCTAAGCTTCGCAACTTGGCTTGGGATAATGCTAACAGAATCTTTGATTATCTCTCATCCCGTCCTTATCCCGGGAGTTTCTAGTCTATGTCGCCCGTAGACGACTCATCATTTATGGAGACCATGTATGGCCACTAGCGACCCGATTTCGATTACCTTTCGAATTCAGACATATAATTCGAACGGTACCGTTAGTGCTGGTACTACCAGCACTTACAACGGGCTGAAGGCGACTAGGGACTTTCCGAAGACGGCTCAGCGAGCTCGCCCTTCGGATCTCTTTCTCAGTGGTACCGCAAGGACAACCATTGGTAAGATGTGGTCACACCAGACGTTCAATTGGAGAACTTGCAGCTATTCTGGCTGTAGTCTCTATACGAATTATCCGGTGTTTCAGATGTGGTACTATGATGATCTTTCATACAGATATAGTGATTATGCCTGTACGAAGACTCTTAGTAACCCACCTGCATCCATTGACCGAAACGCTATGTATAATAGTATTCGGAGCAACCTCAAGAATGAGGCTACCAACTTAGCAAACATGCTCGGCGAGTATAAAGAAACAGCACAAACGTTTCTGGATCTCGCTCAAGTTGTCGCTACGCGTGGTAAGAGCTTGATGAAGCGCCATAAATCAGGTTTGAATGCTGGGAAGGTCTCCTTTCGGAAGACCGTGGCCCAAAACAGACTTGCCTGGGAATATGGCATACGTCCTTTGGCGAACGATATGGGCACTGCTTTAGCGGAACTACGTTCCGGAATTGCAGCTACACCGTTGTTCAAAGAAGGTACGGTGAGGCGTAAGACCTCTGCAACCAACATAGGCTACCGCCTGCCATCAAGTACGGTTTATACCGGACGAGGTGTCAGCGAGGTTAAACTCGAGGTAGTCTGTAGGACCCGATGGAGAGCGTATATGAACCAAAACGTTCTTCTTCAGTGTCTGGCTGCGCATGGAGTTCTTAATCCCCCGGCGTTGATGTGGGAGTTAACTCCCTTCAGTTTTGTTGTAGATTGGTGGTTTAACGTAGGTGACGTGCTGTCATCTATGGATAATCTCATCATCTGTGACAAACTGATGGTTATTGACTCTACATCGACAAAGTACTTTGAATATGTGACCCCATATGGAGACAGCAATACTCTAAGTAAGGCCACAAGTTTCTATCATCGCCGCACTGATGTTCGTAGTGCTCCGACGGAGATTTCTCGTGTCTCTACTTTGCAGTATAAGCCTAGTCTTTCACTTGGGCACATTCTCAATGGACTCGCCCTTTTGTATGTTGCAAAGGGACGCCTTTCCTAACTTTATCATTATAGGTATACAACCCTATGGCGGCTATTGCCCCTATTACCATCAACGATGGTCAAGCCACTCCTGTGGCCGTTACGTTCAATCCGGAAAACCAGACTCCGGGCGCCTTCACCTTCGTGGACCGTACTTCGGGTGTCGCGATCGGCTTCCGCCGTATCTCGATCTCGAACAAGTTCGCACAAGGCGGCGCCCTGGTTAACCGGGCGAAGTTCGCTGTGGAGTATCCGGTCACCTCTACGGTGAACGGCATTACTTCGCAGGCTTACGTTCTTCGCGCTAACGTGGATGTCATCCTGCCGGTGGCCTCTACCGATGCTGAACGCAAGAACCTGTTCGCTTTCTTGTCGAACGGTCTGGCAAACACGCTTGTGCGTGGCGCCGTCCGCGATCTTGATCCTCTCTATTAACTAGAGAGGGGCTGATCATGACCAGAAAGCCTAGGTTGAACCTGGCTGCTCGTACCTTTAAGGTCGAGCTTGGGACTTTCTTGCGTACGTGCGAGTCTGT